TTGAGACATTTGCTTTACCCCCGTTCCCTCAACAGAAATGGGTGATGCTTACACTCTCTCATGAGGGATCCAAGTATGATGTGTATTATAACGGCAACCTAGCAGCCTCTGTGAAAACAACAAATGTCCCGAAGCCGACTGCGACAAAACTTGCTTTATCCAATGGAACATTTACAGGTAGAGCCTCATATCTGCTTGCAAAGACATCTGCAATGACAGCATCCGAAGTGGCCTCCGATTATTCAGCAAATACAAATACACTTGGAGAGCCATATGACTCGCTTTTTCCCTCATTAAATCTCAATCTGTGCCCTTCCGGCAATTGTTTTTCAGGGCCCTCCGTTCGTCCCAGTAATCCGCTTGTTGTCTGGAAGAGCGATTACTAAAACCGGCGCTCAAACAGAATGAACGCTGCCTCCGCTACATCGTCCGCAGGTACACTAGGAAGGCTTATAGGCGGTATTGCCATACTTGTCGTAGCTGCTGTCGTACTCTATTATCTTTATGACTATCTGTTCAATGTTACACAGACACAGACAAAGGCTTCAATTGTTGCGAACCCGATCGCTTCGCCCACGACCATCATTCAGTACCCTGGTACATCGCAAGATGACATCAAACTATCTCAATATATATTTACGGGTGGTGAAATGACAGTCTCCTTCTGGATGTATGTGACGGGTGCAGGCAGTGACACGACAAATAAGCGCCATATTCTGAATCTGGGTACAACTGCTACGGATAATGCCTCCACTCTCATTGTAGCGCTGGGTGGTAAGACAAATACGCTCCATGTTCATGTAAATGATGGCAGCAGCCCGAGTTTTGTTTTCAATAATTTCATGACAACCAGTCCCGACAGCGATACGGCTTCTCCATGCAATGTGCAGAATGTCGAGTTTGGCCGCTGGGTGAATGTAACAGTTGTTCTGAACAACAATCTGTGCGATGTCTACATGGATGGCCGTCTTTCACGCTCCTGTGTGCTGAAGGGTCAGTTCAAGATCAGTGGCTCTACAAGTACACCTCTCTATTTCTTCTTACTGAACCCTGATATTGGAACGGGTGGTGGTCATATCAAGACTGACTGGAATGGAAGCCTGTCAGGAGTCAATTTCTACAATTATGCACTTTCCCCGGATGAAACGTATCGTATCTATATGGCCGGTCCTTCCGGCTCATCAGGTGATTTATGGTCGGCAATCAAGTCATTCTTTGGTCAACTTGCACCGACTGCACCTGTCACAAAGTAAAGAATCCTTCTTAGTTTACACATATGAGTCAACTTATAAAGTTTACTCCTTTGTGAATAGTCCCTGGAAATGAATATCTACAGTTTGTAGATTGTGATGGAGGCTCCCCTGAACACCAGCAGTGGCAGTTTCATATTTGGAAATGGACTTATTCCACAGATTCTCCTTGCACTCATTGCGGGTATAGTGGTATTTCTGATTTTTTTCAGTTTCGAGTCACTTGTAAAGACATATTACAAGTACTCAATGTCAAAAACAGTTATTGTGCCAAATACAATTATGAGCAGCCAGTCGATTGTTGTGCGTCAAGATCCTAGCGACCCGAATAGTAAGATGCTCTTACCGTCAGATAATGAATTCACGGGCGTTGAATTTACATACAGCTTCTTCCTCTTTATTGATCCGGCAACCTTCGATACAAGCGGTGGACTCAAGCATGTATTCTACAAGGGCTACTCGACGCCGTTCCCGCTTCTGGGTCCGGCCGTATTTGTTCGTTCAGATGAAAATACGCTGCGCATCTTCATGAACTCCTATAAGTCATGGTATAGCTATGTAGATATTCAAAATGTGCCTGTTCAAAAGTGGTTCTATGTTGGCATTGTATTCCGTGCGAATACTCTCGAGGTCTATATTAATGGCAATCTGAAGGGCCGTATTCCTATGGAGAAGACGTACCCTTACCAGAATTATCAGAATCTGATCATCTTTGGTCAATCTAAATTTAACAGCAATACGACACTTGGAAATAAGCTGGTAAATCTTCAGGGTGTTGAGGAGGATTTTAAGGTGACAGGTACAATGGCCGGTCAACTCAGTCGGTTCTACCACTACAGATATGCGCTCTCCTTTGCTGAAATTCAGGCAAATGCGAACCAGGGACCTAGTTCCACAGTTGACATGCCGAGCACGCAGGCAGCCAGTTCCTACCTGCAGAACGCACTTGTTGATTCATGGTATACAAGCTAAATAAATAGACTCTATAAGACTTTACTAGTGGGATTATAAATTCCGATATTAAAGCCTCACGAAATAGAAGGGTAAGCAATGACTGGAGGTGGTCTATTAGCACTGGTCGCCTATGGCTCCCAAAATGTAATTCTAAGTGGAAATCCGGATATGACCTACTTTTATAAGGTCTTTCGCCGTTATTCTCACTTTTCAATGGAAAGTGTCTCTGCGCAAATGGATGGTCCCGACCAACTCTTTTTTGATCAACCGATAAAGGTTCGTTTCAAGATTCCTCGTGTAGCCGATTTAGTAAGTGATCTCTATTTCTCCTTTCAACTCCCTGATATTTATAGTAAATATATCTCTCCACGAGTACGAAATTATCAGTATGAGTTTCAGTGGTCAAAATACATTGGATGTGCACTTGTTCAAAATGCAGCGGTCTTTATTGGTGGCCAGAAAATTCAGGAGTTTGATGGCTCCTATCTTCTTGCAAGAGTACTCGCTGATTCTCCTAAGGATGAATTTAATAAATGGAAACGACTGGTGGGCAATGTGGCGGAACTTGTAGAACCAGCAAATGGCATTTATGCTGGCGGCACAAATCAGACTGGTTATCCAAATGTAGTCAAGGATCCGACAAGGCCTCTAGGTGCACAATTTAATCGTCCCAGTATTTTTGGCCAGACAGTCCGTGTTCCACTTCCCTTCTGGTTTACGCAGAATACTGGTTCTGCGCTTCCACTTGTAGGACTTCAGTATCATGAATGTGAAGTTCAACTGACATTAAATCCAATCAATCAACTCTATACAGTGCTGGATGCTTCTGGATTCCGTGTGGCACCTGGAGTTCAGACAACTGCATCTCTAACCAATCTGCGCTCAAATCTTCCGGATTACACAACTGTCGTTGACCTCAGTGGACAACTCAATGCCTTCTTGACAGACATTGGTGCAGATGTACCTGCACTCAATACATGGAGTCTACAGCCGACGATTGAGACTACCTATATTTATCTTCCTGAGCAGGAGCGCAATCTTTTTGCATCCACTCCATTATCCTATCTTCTACATCAAGTTACATGGTATCCCTTTCCAGCTCTCTATACACGTCAAATTCTAAACCTTGAAACACATAATCCAATTGAACGACTTCTCTTTGTAAATCGTCGCTCAGATACATTACAGTATCGTAATGACTTTTCCAATTGGACAAATTGGTGGAATTATCCTTCAACACCCTATCTGCCTCCACCTGGAGCAGTGCCTCTCTTAACCCAGGCCTTCACATCAGGTGTACTCATTCAATTTGCCCAACTCCAAATTATACAGGCCCTCAGAGTTCTCTGTGATGGCAATGAAATACAGGAGATGAAACCAATTGACTATTTCACAAAGGTCGTCCCTTATAAATATACAAATGGTGACCCTGGTGAAGTGTTGCCAATCTACAGTTTCTGTCTACACAGCCCAGATCACCAACCGTCAGGTTCTCTGAACTCCAGTCGTATTCGTGTCTTCCAAGTGGAGGTCAATCCGTATACATTACCACCGAATACAACCTATGTATATGATTTAACCATTTATGTAGAATCCATCAACTTTGTAGAGTTTGCGTCAGGTATGGGTGGACTGAAGTATGCTCTATAAATAGGATGGGGCAAGGAGCAAGTCAATTGTTTGATAATCTTACATATAACCCCGATGTGCAGCGTCAAAAGGCGGCTGACCAAAAAGATGCTGCGAAGACTCGTGATACGTATCGTGATATTCTTACAAAAACTCAAAAAGAGATTACAAAAATAAGTAGCGCTGGAAACCTAACACCCGAAGGAACTACATTACTACAGGGTGTTATTGATAGGGAAGTACTCTGGTTAAAAAATAATCCAACTGCATTGTCAGATACAATCTATGCAGAGGTCCAAATATTTAGCGATGCTCTTGTAGCAGAAGCAAATGCTGATAAGATACGAATTGTATTTTTTAATGCCCTAAAACTCTGGAACTATACACTTCTACAACTCCAGAATCAGAATCTAGTCTCTGCGGATAAAGCAGTACAGTTCCAAAAAGTGCTTGACCAAAATCAAGTCTGGTATACCAAGAATTTAAATTCATCTCTTGAGACACTTCAGGAACAGATTGCAACCATTGTAAATAGTGCGGCGTCTATTCTGAATGAGCCTGCTGCAATTCAAAGGATACATGCCGAAGCAGAAGCAGCCCTTACCACATCTTCAGGTAATCTTGATAAATTAATTGCAAGCGCAAACGCGGCCAAAGCTGAAAAAGAGAAACAGGAGGAATCGCAGTTCAGTGCAGCACGCGTAAAGCAGAAAATCTGGGACCAGACAATTTCAGGTATTGTTACAATGCTCTATCTAGTGATTGGCCTCTATACGGGTTCTCTTATTGCGAACGATTCATTAGTTCGTCCTGTATCGATTCGTGTTGTCTATTTTATTTACGCTGTGATGCTTTGGTTTCTAGTACTCCCTTATTACATCTATCGCTCCTATACAAATCATCCACCCTTTATGGGAGCTTATCTCTTTCCTCTCTATCCCTACAATCCTGATGAGGTAAAAAAGGACTCTTTTTTTGAACAACTTGTCTGGTACAAGGAGCTCCCTTTAATTAAAAAAGCGCAAGAAGACTATGCTGCAGCAGCAGAGGCCGTCATAGCAGCGCAAAAATCCATAGGTTAAACCCGAATGGTGAATATATGGTAGAAATGACTCCTATTCTTGTAAGTGTAGTTACACCGACTTACAATAGAAGGCGATTTATT